AACACTTGGATTTCTTTTCTATCTGTCGTTCCTGGATCCCATCCTGGCACTGCAATGTTTTCTGTGTACAGGACGGCGAGCATGATCAGAACTTCATCAGGAAGTTTTGGCCAGGAATCAACTTACTGTTGACACTGGTGGACTGAATATAGATCTCCCAGTCACCAAAGTCACCTGGACGCACGTTCGCAAATCCATACGATGGCAATCCAAGGACTTGACGAGCGTTAGCGCCGCTGTAAACCTTGCCGTCCTGCTTGTTACGGATGGCAATCTGCTTTTGACTTTGGATGGTTTCCGGCTTGGTCAGCTGATAGAACACCGAGCCAAGGATGTATCCACGACCAGTAACGGATTCCGTGTACTCACGGATTGGTTGTGCTGTGGTGGCAGTAACCGCATACTTGCGGAAGCTGTTGTCTTCCACCAGCGATTGCTTCACATCAGCCACCGACAAGTTCTTGGTGTCAATGAACAGACGATTGGACGAATTGGTACCGGCAGAACGCATGACGCTGTAGTTCTTGTAGGTGTCGATCAAACGCTGACCGACTTCCTCGAAGCCGCGTTGAGAATTGGTGTTCCACACTTCGATGTTGCCGACCGGGAAACCACAGTTCTTTGCATAGTGAATGCCGGAAACATCGGGCACCAATGCAGCAACCGTCCAATTTTCCGGAAGCTTGGCGATAAGATTCTTCAGATCACCAGCACGAACGCGGCGAGATGCGTTTTCCTGGCCATCGGTGATAGCATAGAGCAGGAAGCTGTGGTCTTCATCAGCACCAGTCAATAGATTCTGATGTTCACGGATGGCTTGTTCAACCGCATCGAGAAGAGCGGTTTGACCATGTGCTTGGAACTTGAACTCGGAGAGAGCGTCGGGATGACGTAGATGGAGATTGCGTTCGATGCGATCGTCGAACGTATAGAGCGAGACGCGAGTGACTTGATCAGCCTGCGCCAACGGCTCCTTGAGACCACGAATGACTTGTTCGACTGCACGAGCATGATACTGCATGGATCCAGAACGGTCGATGACGAAAATGACGTTGTTGATGAGTGTCTTTGACATTGCTTGTATTCCTTGTGTTCAGTGTATGAAAAGTGTGCGATGTGTTCAACGTATGTGATTGGCGGAGAGCAGAGGTCTCGATCCCCAGACGACTTTCGTCGTCCCGAACGCTTTCCAGGCGTCGCCAGCACCAGCTGGTTTACTCTCCGTGGACTCCCCGACAGGACTCGAACCTGCAAATGGCTCACTAGGATTGAGCTTTTGATCCAATTCAACGAGGAGATAACATAGCGAGATGAGCACCAGTTTTCCAGTGCTCATCTATGTAGTCAATTGCTCAAACGTTCAGAGCAACAATCAAACAAAGAAGACCAACGCCAATCCCGCTCAAAATCCCATAACCAGCAAGCCATTCAGAAAGATCGCGCCTGAACGAAACAACACGTCGATACTTGAATGCACCCCAAAGAACAGGAACGAACTCATATTGAACATCATCGCGCGACAAGCGCATCAACATGAATGACCAAATTGAAATGACGGTCAAGATGAATGGAATTACCAAAAGTTTAGATCCAATCACCTTCATCACAAAGACGAAGGCGAGCAAGACACCAGCAGGAGAATGCAAGAAGTCATTCATCGTGACACCAAGGTTCTTGGCCAAGTCACTGATTGCACCACCAACTCCTTTGGCTGCTTCACCGACGCCTTCACCAACTCCTTTGGCAACCACAGCGACGGACTGAGCGGTCGATGCAGCTTGCTGAACTTTGTCAACATTTGATTGTGGTGCCTTTGAGTTGCAAGAATCAACCAATCCTTGGTACTGTCCGGCATCAAGTTGGTGATACTTCTCGGCCAAATGATCGCACGGATTGTAAGCCGATGCATTGTTTTGGGCTTGTGCCGAACCAACGAAAAGACTGGCGATCAAGAACAAACACACAATGATCAGATTTCGATATTTCATTGGATGCCTCCGTCAATTGGTTTACAGACATCACCCGGACGAGGATAGAAATCCTCATGGATATTGTCTGATGAATAGTAGCCTTGTTGTTGCTGTTCTTGATGCCAATAAGAAGCGACTGGACTGCGAATCACAGAATTGTCCACTGCCGAATGACACTCAATGATCATACCACGACCATGATTATGCACAGGATGAATAATTGGTATGGCTATTGCTACCAAGATCGCAACGATTGCGAAAACAATCATCAATTCAATTAAAGTAAAACCTTTGGTTTTCATGGTTGTTCTCATGCGAGAGAAGGGAGCCGACGGCTCCCTTCTGGTGAATTACTGCTTGGGAGCTTGCGGGAGCTGCAGCAACATCTTGCCTTGATCAGAGCCGACCATCAGCGTATCCGGATAGTGACCGTCCCAACGCTGCGCCAGAGTCAACGACACCAGTTCCTGGTTTTGCTTCAGAGCATCACCCTTGATCTGGATTGCTTTGGCTTCTGCCGTTGCCTTCGCTACTTCAGCATCTGCCTCACCTTGTGCTTGCGCACGGACGATGTCAGCCTGTGCCTTGGCGGTGGCAACTTCGTTCTCACGAGCCATGGCATTTTGGGTCGCAGTGATCTTGTTGTTCAAAGCAGCCTGCACCTGAGTGGGCAATTCCAGCTGACCCATCCAATTGAGCTTTTCGATCACCAAACCAACCGGATCGAGCTGCGAAGCAACATCCTTCTGGACTGCCGCGATCAGTGCGCCTTTCGACGGACCATTGATGTCTTCGACTTTCATGGTTCCGGCGTGGCGAGCAAAAGCGTCCTGGACGTAGCGCGCGATCACGGCAGTACTGATCGAATCGATGTCTTCGCGATACTTCTGGAAGAGCACAGCAGCCTTGGAAGGATCGACATGGTATGCAATGCCGACATCAGCGCCGATCTGTGCACCATCCACATCGTTGAATGTCACCTTGTACTGGTCATTCTTGGTGAACGTCGGGTACAAATAGAGTTCCTGCTGCCAACCGATCCACTGGCGACCAACGCCGAGAACTTCGTTGTCGACACCCTTGTCAGAGCCGAGCAGGTAGACCTTGATACCAACATTGCCAGCGGGCACTTTTTCCCAACAGGACATCGCGTAGATTCCGAAAGTGACGGCGAGCACGAACACGAACGCGCCGATGATTTTACCGAACATGATGTAGTTACTCCTCAGTAGATTGCGGTTTGATGAAAGCATGTACTGCACGGTACACAACCCAAACTGCTCCGCAGAACTCCAAAGCAATCAAGGCGATGCCAACCCACACCATTGAATTTGGTTGGGACAGCAGAAACGGCAGCAAGAGACGGTTCACAAAGAACGCCAACAGGATGCCAAAAACGGTTGCAACTATTTCAAGAAAAGTCATGACGAAATCCGTGTTTGATTATGCCGAAGCAGGCGGATCACGATTGTCATCGATGATTGCTAACAAGATGACAACCAAGATGAATGCAGTCACAACAAACACTGGCGTGTAGTGCACACTAACCGAAGAACTCATGCGCTGACACGCCAGATCGGGACCGCAGCACCCGACAAGCATGAGGCACATGAGAACCAAAGAGGCGATCTTTTTCACAGGATTGTATTCCCAAGCGCCTGAGAATACAAATGATAGAAGCACGCACAAAGCAACGAAGATTCGCCAGGTTCTGGATGACGCATTTGACGCAACGAGTATTCCTTCTCGCGCAAATATGCGACTGCGAAGTCTGGATCGTTCTCGACGATGCTCTTGGTGTTCGAATGATTGTCACAAAGCTTGACCAACTTTGCTTCCAGCGGAGCATAGGCAAGCTTCTGCGCTTCCAAGCGCTTGCGAGTAGCGCGGTTGCCTTGTTGCTTAGTGATGGTGTCGGTCAACCACATCAAGACGTCAGTGGTAGCCTCGCCAAACTCACGATCAATCTCTGTGAAAGTGACGTTGCAGTCTTCGACCGTGTCATGTAGAACCGCTGCTGCAATCACGTGTTCGTAAACCATCTTCGCGCGCTTGAAGATCAGTTCGTTAGCAGCGAAGCGCTGAAGGGTTTCCACGAAGAGAGTTGCCACCTCAATGGGATGGACAATATAGGGCTCACCCGTATATTTGCGGGTTTGTCCTTCGTGAGCGCGAGTCGCGAACGCGACAGCCTTTTGGAGGAAAGGAGTGTCTGCCCATTCGGGCATCGGCGGGGTAGGTTGCGGCTGCTGAATAGCACCTTGCGTAGACATGAACAGACACTCCTTGAGATAAATGGGCTTTCCAATAGGATAGATCTCCCAGAACTCAAGGAGTGTCTTGAATTGCCAATTACTATTTCTTGTCAGCGCTGTCACACGCTTCGTCGAATGCCCGAAGCGTATCCAACAATTCTTCTCGCGAAGTCTTGATTCCTGGATTGCCACCAGCCGCTTCCCAAGCCGCCTGGATGGAGATCATCCCTGCAGAAGAGATACGCACGGGATCATTCAGGCCAGCCTCATACGCTTCGCGCATCTGCTGCTTCTGACCCTTATCGGTGGGGTCGAACTCGCTGGCGAACCAACCTTCGAATGCCGAATCACCAACGCGGACCCTTTCTTGGCTGAAGCCAAGAATTGCGTCAAGGAGTTCTATCCGGTAGGTGTAGATTACCATCGGAGTGGACCTTCCATTGATCGCCGTCGCGTACTTGTTCAGAGCGTCCAGGATTTCCGCTGACAGAAGCGCTTCTTTTTCGTCCAGCTGCTTCAGAACATCCATGAGAGTTACGTTAGCCATTACCGGTTCCCCTTCGTTAGCCTAGTGATCAGAGCCTTGCCTGCTCGACGGCTCCTACAGCGCTCGATAACCCAACCGCCCTGCCTCTTAGGGAAGAGCACCCAGACCTCCTCTCGGTCGATATAGCACTGGAGGAAGCCGTCCTTATAGCGTTCGGTCCACATACTACCCTCCGTCCTGCCCGACCCTTAGCGGGTGCGGAGCAGCGTGTTACGAGCCAATAGCTGCCAGTCCTTAGAGATCTTCATGAACCCGGCACACTGGATCACCGTGCGGAGCGAGATAGCCCGAAGGTTCGTGATGTTACCATCCATCCAGTCCAGGATCTGCTGGACTTGAGCCGCCGTCAGACCCAGACCCATGTCCGAAACCTTCAGCACTTGGCGGATGCGGATCATGATCTGCTCTGCCGTATGGATGCCCAGGTCGAGGTAGCAGGCGCGGCTCATCAGAGCGCCCATGTGGACCGCCATACGACCGCCCTTGTCAAACACCGACTGAAGGTCGACATTCGTCAGGAAGACAACCTGTCCCTTGTACTCGAAGCTGTTGGGGATGTCCCGCTCTTCGAGGAAGCGGCTGTCCTTGATCCAGGAGATGACGCGGCGACCATTAGAGTCCAGCGCGCCCTTCAGGAGGTTCATCGCTTCCTCGTCATTGAAGATCGAGTCGATGTCGTCCAGAACGATGATGTCGCCCTTCTTGTTGTTCTCCCAGAGCGTCATGTACAAGCCAATCGGGCTGATCGTGCCTTTGATGTGGGTGACCTGCTTGATCGTATCGTTCGCCAGTGCCGCGTTTAGCTTTTGCTCCAGCGTGTAAGACTTACCCACGCCCGCTGCGCCGGAAACGATCAACGAGCGGATCTTTCCGCCGATGATGCCGTCCGAGAGAAGTTCGAGCGCTTCGAACCGGCTTTCGATTTCTTCAGCGGTTTTGAAGCGCTCGGCTTCAATTTCTTGCGCGGACTTCTTCTTGATCTTGTTCTCAACTTCGCCAACAAGAGAGAAGACGCCGCGAGCCTTTTGAACCAGAGCACCTTTGCGAGCCGCCGTCAGAACCTTCGGATTGTAGTAGAACAGCTCACCGCTGGTTACTTGATCGCCGAACTTTTCGCGAAGCTCGCTGATGACGGCAGGGGAAATTAAGTTCGACATCGTCAGATCCCTTATGATTGAATTGGTGGGCGGTGGAGGATTCGAACCTCCGGTCATTCGGTCAAGGCTATCTCTGCTTGCCCTGCACCACTTGACCACCATTCCGCCCTACACGAACATTGTACCTCGGAATCCTCAAAAGGCAAGGAATAAAACTCTTGTAGAATCAATAACTTACGTGATTCCTGGAAAACCCTTGGAAATCAATGGTTTAGAACCCCTGTAAAATCAATAACTTACGAAATAGGTCAAACCTTCCGACCCAAGGTGCGGATTACCTCGGGAGGGGCGTCGCCAACGAATTGTAATGGTCCTTTGTTGCAGATAGGCGCTACCATTGTTCGTTTCCGAGCGATTTCTTTCTGAGCAGCCGCTTCGCGTTCTGCCATTTCACCTTCGTAACGAATCGGCTTTTCGAGCACTGGTTCATTCGCTTCCATGTGTGCAATCATGCGTGAAGGAAACGCTGCAGTATTGTATGAGTGTTCCATGTATTCACGTGGCTTCAATTCAACGAACTCTTGTTTCTTCTTTCGTTGCTTCGTAACTGACTTTGGTTGTCCACGTTTGCGCTTGAACTTTGTAGTGGTGTAGATAATCATCAGACTACAAAATCCTTGAGAAACGCAACCTTTTGTTCATTGCCAAGGTTGCTCATGAATTTAACATGCTCATCATGAGCAGAAGCAAATAGCTGACGAAGATGCAAATTCTGCTCAACAGAAAGTTCAATGTCGCAATGATCCCGATAGTAATCATCTCCATGCAAACGACCGAAGCAAGAACCACCAACAACTGGCAGCGGAAATGTTCGATCAATGCAAAATTGCTTTACAGGCAAAGCACCACGGTAAGTTGGTGAAGCTGCAATGCATTCGAAGATGCTATGAAGTTTGTATCGACGAATTTCCATGCGCCAACTACAATCTCTTAAATTAAGAGGATTGCGAGGATAGAGTTGAACCAAATTGAAATTTCCAGATCGAACAAAAGAGTATTCGGGTGTTACGCGAAGCCGCACGTTCTTAGGATTGCTCCACCATGAGTGAGCATCAACAATTTGTGCATACAACTTATCAATCAATTCTTGTTCGTATGTCATATCAAATCCTGTAAATGAATGAACCGGGCTTTCACCCGGTTCGAATCAGCGTGCTCTTTCGCAGTTGTGTAACAAATCGTAGAACTCTTCTTCTGCCGATTTTGGTGGTCTCAAAATATTACCAAGACCATCAGTTCCGTTGAGCAAAGCGATTGGCGGTGTGGTTGGAAACAGGTGCCTTCTATAATAATGCTCAGGCACCACAATGCCAACGCATGTCAATGCACCATTGAGTGCTTCCTTCGATTCATAAAATCGAGCGATGGGCAAGCCGAACTTGTTGGCAAATTCACGAAGAGCCTTGTAGCGACTCCAGAGCATGTCAGCAAGACCACCATTGTAAACGTAGATGGTCTTATGGTTCATTTGCCAATCAAGAAGAACCATCCATTCCTCTGAATGATTGTCTTCTTGATACTTGGCGTTGAGTTCACCGATGACATGCGCAGTTTGAATACCGGCGTGGATACCCTCGGTGTACATGTTGGTGTAGGCGTAGAGGCGCATCAACCAAACCTCGCGATGAACCAGGTAAGACCCCCGAGGAAGATGATCCAGATCAATGCCAGGATCCAGAACGGCGAAAGCACCCAGAACCATGACCAATGGATTACACCGATCAGTTTCAGGACAAGGAACAGAATGCCAATGATGACGAGATAAGAACGCATGAGCGTTTCCTTCGTTAGAGTGAACCAACTCCCTTAAAGGGAGTTGGCCACGAGCTTGATGATCTGGCGAATGCTGTCGTCCTTCTTCGCCGCCTGGACCAGGCGATTCATGATCGCCAAAGTGGTCGCTACGTCAACCGGTTCGTTGTTGGAAGCCGTCTTTTGGTCTTTGATTGGAGCAGAAACCGGTCCAGCAACCTGTTGCGCGCCGAACTTGCCGGAAAATACATCAATATTCGGCGCATTGTTGTACTTGGAAGTCAAGCTGGTGCCGGCTTGCTTGGCGTACATGATTTCGTTGTACTTCAGGACACGCTCTTCGGAGACCAGCACGCCGTGCTTGCGAACGACGGCGACGTAATCCGCGGAGGATTTGGAGCCGGTTTTGCGGAGAACGTTGACGATGTACAGACCGCCGACGCTGGTTCCGGTGTAGATAGAGTTGGTCTGGGTGTAACCCTTGATTGCAGTATTCATGATGTAGCCTCTTGAAACGAATAGATGAAAGGAAGGGCAGGAGGAATCACTTTCTCCTGCCCTATCACAAGCCGCTGGCTATCACGCCGCCTTCTTGGCGGTGGACTTCTTCGCCGGGGTCTTGCGAGCGGTTGCCTTCTTGGCGGTGGACTTCTTCGTTGTCGCCTTCTTGGCGGTGGACTTCTTGGTGCTGGACTTGCGAGCCGCCTTCTTGGTCGCCGTTGCCGGAGTATTCACCCGAGCGGCTTCCTGAGCGTGAACCAGCTTCGTAATCTGGTCGTATGCCTGCGCGGCATCGACAGCGGCAGCTGCCAGGTCGCCGGAGAGGGGCTTGCCTTCCTTCACCTTCTTCGCCGCTTCGCGGATCTGGGCACGCTGGGCGTCACGCTGAGCACGCTCTTCCGGCGTCAGGTTCGGTCCACGCGTTGCGACGCGGTTGTACTTCTTGGCTTCACGTCCGGTCACCCGGAAGTCGGCGACGCTGTAGTACATGCCGAGTGTGCCGTTGTTGGTGACGCCCAGGCGCTTGGACATTTCGGCGACGACTTCGGCGCGGAACTCGCGCTTCGTCATCTTGCCAGAATTGAGTGCCTTGGCGTGCTTCTTCTGCATCTCGGTGTAGATGTCGATTGCCACGGACATCTTCTTTTCCTTGCGCGCCGGGGCGTTCTTTTCGTTTGCTGCGGCGCTGTGCTGCTTTTTGTTCGTTGCCATGATATAATTACCTCTTCAAGGTTGATGGATGTAGTAGGTTCACCCGAGACTCCATTGTACGGCTGATTGATGCTCAAGTCAAAGGATTTGAGCCAATCTATGGGCGGCTCAGGTGTACGCCCAAAGGGTCCAACAAAGCGCTTTAAAAGATGCGCTCGAAACCGTAATACTCCAGCTTAGCAAGATCGATTTCTTCCGCCACACAGAGCATCACATTCTTGTCGAACTTCATGTCATAGTTCCAGCATTCCGTGATACCAATTTCGTCATCAATGACATTTACGGAAATACCATTGGCATCCACGACAATTATTGCAGCACGACCATCAGGCATCTGCCCGTCTTCATTGATCAGAGGTTCCAGCTGGTTGTCATTTTCGTCCAACCATGGCTCGGCACCCGCGAAGCCATTCCAATCCATCTGGTTGAAATCGCGGAACGTGCGCTTTTTACACATCACCTTCTCCTTCAAGCTTCGTCGTTGTAAATCCAGTCAGCAAACTGCTTGTCTTCATCAGGACGAAAGAACATAGCACGTACCCATTGATCGCGTTCTTCCTTAGAAGAGAAGGGACCAACCTTCACACGCTGATCAATCCAGACGTACCAACTAGCATCATTCTCAGTAGGCGAGCCACCGTCGATCGTATTAGCACCGTTGAATTCACCGTCGTTGTGGGCGAGAAAATCAGAGAGTTCATTGCTGTCGGCGGCGTAAGGACCCAGAACACGAGAGTGCGTAGCCATTTAACCGTCTCCTAACTGGACGGTTAGCAGCGCCGCCCTATGAGAACATTGTACCCCAAAACCCCAAAAAGTCAAGCACTGAAACCCCTTACAGATCAATAACTTAGCTGAAATTGCTGTAAGTCATTGATTCATAAGGGGTTGTAAGTTACTGATTTTACAGTAGTTTTAAGGTGCGTCCAAATCAGGCTTCTAATTGGTCCTCAGCGACGCTAAGGAACCGGCTTAGATCAGCTGTTTGGCCACGTCCTACCAGGCGGTTTGCCCGGCACTCAGCCTCCAGCTTCTCTTTAATAGCGTGGGCGCGGCGCACCAGTGACGCTACTGACTCCACCTCCATTTTGTTTTCCTCACAAAACAAAATGATCGCATCAAGGTATCCAAGGTGCCTGAACTTTACATACTCCTCGATGCGTTTAGCAAAAGTGTTGGAGTCAAATTTCTTCTCAAGTTTTTCCAACGTCACTCTTTCAACTCCAACGAGCACAGATCAACTTCCTCATGGATGATGTCCACTTGAACGCCTGCTTGCTCGAACATTCTCAATGCAAGATCAAAACAATAAATGGGATCGGTAAGACGATGACGCTGCTTTGATGGAACAACTGCAACGACACGCTTGATACCGCGTTGGATGATGTCACCAGCACAATGCGTGCATGGAGGCAGTGGATAAATGTAGATTGTGTATCCATCAAGAAGTTCGCGCGAGAAGAGAATTGCGTTCTCTTCTGCATGTTTCGTGATCAACAACTTCTTGGCACGGTCAGCATAGTCTTCTGGACTATCTGGAACACCGCGTGGAAATCCATTAAACCCGACAGAAGAAATGGTCTTGTCGGGTCGGACGATGACGGAACCAACTTTGGTCGAAGGATCCTTCGACCAAAGTGATACCAGCTTGGCCATTTGGGCAAAGCGTAGGTCCCAATTTAATGACGAGGTTTGTGTCAAAGTTTCGCTACCATGTTACAAAAGACGTGGTCATCGATGCGAGCGGTAACACGTTTCCCACGAAGTGCTCCTTGATCGGCAGCACGTGTGTGGAAGTACAACGCACCATTAGTGATATCTGGCCAATTAGCCGCGATGTAATAGTTGTCGTACAGTTCCTCAGCCAATTTCACGGCAGCAAGATAGATCTCATGTTCACGAATTTTGTGAATTGTGCAGTACCATGAGAACTGACAACCAACTGGTTGTCGATGCCACTCGTGTTCGTGTTGGTGAACGACACCGCAAATGGAATCACTGAACGTTCCTGCCTTCACACGATTGATCGTCACTTGTCCGACACCAATTTTCCCTGCTTTGGACTCACCACGAGCCTCAAAGTAAATGTTGTCGGCTAAGCAACTGACCTCACGTTGACGGATTTCTGCTTCGTGCTGCTTGACTAGAGAATTGAACTCATCGTTTCGCGCAGAAGTAGGAACTGCCGAATCAAGCAACCAATTTTCAGGCTTTTGTGGAGCCAACAATGTGATTGATAGATTTGGGGTTAGACCAGTGATTGGTTCAGAGCTGGCTTTCGCTGTGGTGTACATTGTTCCCAGCCCGAGAAACAATGTAGCGATTGCTACGAGGATAGACATCCGCATAGTAACCTCCTTTGAAAGGAGTGGGTCAGGATTCTTTCTACATCCACCCACTCCAAAACCCTTCCGCGAAGTCAGGGTTTAGTTGAAAATTACAGCTCCGTGACGGTTGTAAGCGCCGGAAATGATCGAACGCTTTGGAGAGCCAAGACGATAGTTTGCTGCGAGATCTGGACCACGATTGGTGTAGATCACATGACCTTCCTGACGTAGCTGGCGAATGTACTCGCGCGGGTTTGCAATATGCATGCGATGTTCCGCATGATACTTGCTGAGTGACTTGCCACTCTTCAGGAAATCCAAGATACGCTGCTTCTGTGTTGCCATTGTTTACCTCACTTGGTTGTCACATTTCATAGTGACTTGTCATCAAAAGTAGTTCAATTTTACCTCAGTATCCATTCAAAGTATAGAATTTCTTCCTTGTTTCAATCAAACTGTCCATCATTGAACCGTATGATTCGACGAACACTTGAGATTCTTGCATACCATCAACGGCAATGATGATCACGACCTGTTCAACTTTTTCTTGAGTCAGTTCATTCCACATCGTGCCATATCCATCTCCTTGGATAAAATACGAATCAATCCATTCTCGTTTCTTTGGTTTTCTGGATGTTTTGAAGTCAATGACCGACAACTTACCGTCGAACACACCGATCAAGTCGGTGGTCCCTGCTATCCTTAGTCGACGGGAGAAAAGGCGACACTCAGAGGCACGTAGCTCTTGAAGTCTGGTGTCTAACAAGCTCTTGATGCCGGTCCAATTTGCCCTAGCATCTGGCATTGTTTTTCTGTAGGCATCCTGAAATGCCGTTGGGTTTCGACAGATATATTGCTCTGCCAAAAGGTGAACGCGGCTTCCTCGCCGGGTTGCATGGTTTCCAATTCGATCTGCTTCTTCATCACCGGCACGTCTACGCCAAGCTTCCAGCTCATCTCCCTTCAACACAGAGAGGACGGTAGACATGGACGGCAACTTCATGCCGTCCTGTGTCAGATAGTAGCGAAGACCATCACCATTGACCTGCTCAATCTCAGGAAAAGAACGATAATGGTCGCGCTTATCAACAGCTCGATGAATTATGTAGGAGTCATCGAACGTAGGTCTTTCAAGTTTCATCACTTCAAAAACAAATTGTTATTAACATCCTTGATGTGAGACTCTAGTGCATACACAACATCATCCAGGTTATCAAGCAACGGCACAGAAAAACGATCGCACATCACTTCGATATTTCCACGACGCCAGAAACCAGGTTCAACACCGACGACGATGCGGGTTTTATCTGCGACCGGAATATCAGTATCGAGGAAATTGCCAAGCGCAAAATAAAACTCACCAAGGCTAATCGGTGCCTTAGATTCTGCAGTGATGAACATCAAGAAAATATCACACTTCTGAATCCGATCCATTTCCCAATTTACTTGAGTAGCGAATGCATCATTGTGAATGGATTGTTCGCCAGAAAACACGCCATTGCGGCGAGGATTATAAAACGTGATATCGCGATTTTCAAAATCATAAGCACGCTGGATGACTTCGGACTGCCAATCACGGGCGGCTCCCATGTCAATAGAACCGCCAAGAAAGACACGAACATTAGAGCCATAACGAGGAGTTGGTGCAGTAATAACGTCAATTGCCATGATGTATTCCTTCAAATGATCAAGGGAGCCGAAGCTCCCTTGCGATTTGGTCAGAGGTTGAGTTCAACCTTTGAGATGATGTATTTCCTAACGAAATCAGAACGAACGATGTCACTGGCTTGAAACTCAATGTGTTCAATTCCGCCCATGTTATCAAGCACACGAATGAAGTCACGCAGACCTTCTTTCTCTGCTTTCTTCAGATCCGTCTGACGATAGTCACCTGAGAAGATGACCTTCGCGTTCTCACCAATTCGAGTGATGATCATGTCCAATTCAGCAAAGGACATGTTACCAATCTCATCAGCAATCACAATGACATTGTCAAGCGTGATACCACGAGTGAATGATGTGCTCTCAAATTCCAAAACACCGCGTTGCTTGAGAATATCATACGCGTCTCCACGACCAAACAGGTCATTTACGATGTCACGGTATGTACGCTCAAACACTGCCATCTTTTCATCTTCAGTTCCAGGCAAGAAACCTTGGTCACGTGTCTGCACGCATGAACGAAAAATGACAACCTTGCGATATTCTTCATTTTCAAGCACTTCCCTCAACGCAAGGTAAAGCGCGAGGAATGTTTTACCAGTTCCAGGATAACCATGAAGCAAGAGATTGTTTTCAAAGAATGCTTCGAAGACTTGTTCCTGGGCGTAGGTCTTCGGTTTGATCAAACGGAGATCCATTCCAAAGGACTTGTTTTGTTGACGACCCTTGGTGTTACCTTTTCTCTTTTGTGCCATCGAGCACCGATCCTGTTCTAGAAGGTGTTCAGGGTCGATCCTTTTCGATTGTTCAAACGATGGTTTTTCATATGCTTCAAAAGATCACGGAAGCCATCATCTGGCTTCTTCATACCCATTCTCACAGGATCGCCAATCGGAATCGACCCAGTTAACTGGATTACCCAGTCTGGATTGTCCTCCAAGAATTTCTCCATGGCGGACACTGACATCATCTGATTCTCGCGAACCTCCCCTGTCTGTGTGTTTTTGAAATCGTAGAATGGCATTACATTTCCACTTCTTGTTTCTTCGCGTAATGTTCGTCGATCTTATCTTGCATAGCTTCAAACGACTTCACGATCCCAACATTCACAATCTCAGTGATGAGCATTTGAATGCCAGCATTACGACCCATCCTGTACATTACGATACCGTAGATGGTTGCAATGGCAAGGTAGACAAGGAACCATTCGTTGGGCATGTACGACATGTTGTTTCTCCGGTGAGGTAGTCGTGGATCTTGTACCAGCTGTCAGCAACAAAGATCTCATTGCTTACATAGTCACGCGTGTGGTCTGACCTCAAGAGTATTGAGTCTAATCCGAGTTCCTTTCCAAGCAGAGCATTAGAAAGTTTGTCTTCAACCCAAGGCAGATGGCTGTCTTTCCAACGACTAAGAACTTCACGCTTGTCACCATTCGTTGGCAGAAGATGACAATTTCTCGGATCGATGCGGAAATAGTCATACAACAAGCGTTGTCTCTGTATCTGAGAATACGTGTCACCGCCGAACGAACTGATGCAGACTGGCTCATATCCAAGCTCACGTAGCTTGCCAACAATCAAAACTGATCCGGGCATCGGGAAAAGGAACGACACTGCGGCAGAACGATTGTATTCTTCGATCAACGCAACGATCGTTTCAACTGGCATTCTGTAGCGCTTAGCCATGTCATAGTCAGTCGTATCGACCTCAACATAGCCACGCTCTTTTGCCCAAGCATTAAAACCAGCGTTCCAGTTGAGTAGAACGCCATCCGCATCGAGCAGGATTTGTTTTTCCGGAGATTTAGTAGACATCGTCGTCTTCGAACCCGAGATCATCGAGCTCATCATCATCTAAGTGGTCAAGAAAATTACCAGAACGCATTGCATTGCGCAGGTGTTTCTCAGTTCGTTTGTTTTCTGGTTTCCGATGTCTCTTCTCAAGAAATCGGTCACCATCGCGCTTTTGATCAACAGTCATTTCAGAACAGATCGGGAAACGCAGCCAGAACCACGTCCGCTTTCAAACCAGGGGGAAGTTGTTTGTCCTTGATAAGGTCCATGAGTTTTGCATCATCCTTATGCATAGCACCAAGCATCTCGATCCAGAGCTGTTCGCGACGAAGACGCTTCAAAGTCTTGTGTCCGCCATCAATGAAGATGTATAGCCGACGGATCTCTGCGTACAAAATACCAGGCTCGTCAAACTCTGACGGCTTGTAAGGCGTTTCACCTTGTGGAAGCAAGAACTTGATGTTTGGATCCAACGCATAACGCAACAGAGTGCGAACAGCGGGATGGTCAATTGCTTTGAGAGCAGCAATGCGATCAGCCTTTTTGGTATGAGCGCCTGCTTCAGTGAGTAGATGTGAAATTGGTTTCTTCACAACTTGAATCCTGTGATCGGTGTTCTTAAAAATCGTTGATGAGCTCGTGCATGTGCTTGAGCTTCTTTTTGATAAAGTAGTTCGTAAGCTGCGTACGACCTTTGCCACTCTGGCTTTGGTATTGTAGTAGAACTTGAGAACGGATATCTTCCGGGGTGAAAGAGAGGTCGATGAGTTGTTCATTACGCTTCCAATTCCTTAGCGTGAAGTGATCCTCTGCAACCAATTTTTCGACAGGCGTCTTGAGCCAATTTTGGAGCTTGTCATCATAGATCGGCTTCTGTCGAATTTTGTTCACAAGAGAATCATCTGCACTCAAGATGTTCGGAATGCCATCTCCTGTGTCACCACGAATGATGTGCTCTTTCAGATAGAGGTGCGGCTTATCACACACAACCTTTTTCTTTTGGCGTGGATCAAACTGCTGGATGTTGTTAAATTTCTGCAGCTGTTTGAAATCATGGTCGCCGGACAATATCAGAATTTCTTCCTTCTTGTCAAAAGTGGCAACGATCGGAGAATCATTGTCATCACCGAACTCATGACAAAGCGTTCCGATGATGTCATCGGCTTCGGCACCGTCAACATCAATCACGCGCCACGGGAAGAACTCTTTCAGTTCTTCCTTCACAACATTGAAACTTTCAAAGATGGTCTTCCAATCCAATTCAGATTCTTCACGATTCTTGTGACGAAGCGCTTTGTAGTATGGGAAGACTTTCTTGCGCCAAGATCCTCTGGTATCAGTAGCGATAACCATTTCACCAAATTCTTTGAACTTGATGCGAAAGGACCGTAGTTGGTTGAGGATCATGTGCCTCAACATATTTTCATCAAGCTGCGCGTTCTGGTGATTACCAAGTTGTACGCTCAAATTGGCAATCATCGTCTGCTGCAGATCACAAATTATCACTTCTATTCCTTCAAGTCACAAAAGGTCTCAACATATTCTTCCGTGAACTCTTGCATAGGATGATAGATGCCTTTTTGGCGCATGATCAAACTCATGATGGTTTCACGGAGCATAAATTTATCATATCCGTGAACTTCACCAATATCAACCAGATATGAGAGCTGCAGAACGATATTGTCTGTCAGTGAATTTACAACCTCGTGATGGTCGACGTAGAACTTTTCAAAATCATCATAAGGCGAAGGTTTGATTTCTT